GATAGCAAGATCATAAACATTTTCATCTATGTCTTTTTTTTTGTGAATGACCATTAACTTTTGCCGTGATTTATATATGTCCTATTCAACATTGGGTGGTTGAAGTCTGTTGGCCCATAATCAGAATCAGGGTGGTAAGCAATGATATCCATGTAATTACGTTCAGTTGAAAAAGAGTGTATCTCTCCCTCTTCTAAACAAAACATACAACCTTTGCTCAACGGAAGTTTCCAACCTTTAGACTTGACTGATTCCTCTTGAAAAGCTTCTCCTTTGCCATTGATAACAATACCCATTCTTATGCTTGGATGAGAGTGTTGAGTTTGATAAATGCCAATTGGGAAATGTAAATAATTTAGACAAGGGTCACCAAGTCTAGGTGGGGAAACTAAAAGTGTATCAGTGCAACCATCTATGTAACTTAAACGACCATTCTTTTCAGACATTCCTACTTGGTCTATTCCATTGAAACCATATCTGATAATTATAAACATCTGTCCTTTACCTTTGAACTTGATTGGACCTTTCAAACAAAAATATTGGTTTTCTTGTATTTCATAAACTGTGTCTAAGGTTGTTGTTGCGGTGAATTGTCCTGCTGTCAAAAATCCATAAGCAGTCATGTTAGCTTCGTCAATTTCTATATCTTTTTGTATAGAAATCATTTTTGTAGGGTACATAGTTTGGGTTTGATCTATTACCTCATTATGCTCTGGTGCTTCTATTAAAATCATATTTGTCTTAATGCAAATAAAAGTGCATTGTTTTTTGTGAGCAATCCTTTTTGCTCTCGCAAATGTTCAAGTTTGTCCATAGCTTCTTTTCTTTCTTCCGTTGTGAGGTAGAACATTAATGGAACAGTGTTTGTTAAATCTCTAGCATTGTAACCGACTTCATCAAGTTCTACATCCAAACCATCAACCTCTAAAAAATTTTCCACTCCTTCCGTGTCAAAAAAACCTGCAACTTCTACACCTTTTTGTATGAGTTTATCTAATTCAGTATCTAAAGTTTCTTCTTCCCACGTAGAAAATTCACCAGTTTTATTATCCGCAATTCTATAAGCATTAACTTGTTCTTTACTGCCTTCATAAATTACACATGGCAATTCTTGTAAACCTAATTTCTTTGCTGCTAATAATCTTGTATGCCCAACTACCACAACGTTTTTTTTGTCAATAACCACTGGTTGCATTACACCATGATTTTTGAGTGATTTTGAGACTTCTAAAACAGCTTCTTCTGGAATGATTCTTGGGTTGGCATAGTATGGCAAAATTTCTTCTATTTTTTTATATACAATGTCCATTATGTACCAATTATTTCATCATATTTTCAATCTGTCCAATGTGGTACTTCCCAATTTTCTTCTTCTACATATTCTACAAATGTCTTTTTCTTTTTATGATACAAAAATTCAGCAGTGCCTATCTGTCCATACAAGTCCTGTTCTCTTATTTTTCTGGTAAACACTGTAGTTATATCTGTTTCAAAGTCTCTATGAACGGTAAGAATTACATCTGATTGGTTAGACCAATGACTGGCGCCACTTATGTCATAACTCGTTGGGGGTGAATATGAACCCTCATTATTTTTTGGTAACTTGGTAGGGTGTGCAACCACCCACATCACAACGTCATGAAGTCTTGCAAACCTTTTACATTTAGAAATGAAATCTCTAATGTGTTCATCTTCTCTGGCATTGCCTTTTCTGGTAGCTGATACTTCATTGTAAGGGTCAATAATGATTCCATGACACCCATATTTTCTAACACTTTTTTTGGAAGCATCTAATATGTAATCAATATCTGGGACTGATTCTTTGCTTTCTATAAAATAAAAATGTTCATCTATCCATCGCATGGCATTTCTTAATTCTTCTGGTGTCATTCTATTGCTTTCACCATCATCAAAAGGTTTTTCTAAAAACATCTGTGATAATCTTCTGATATGCATACTGGTACTGTGTTCTGGAGAAAAGATAGTAAACTTCCAATTATATTTTTTTGCTAATTCAATTAATATTAAATCCATAAAATAAGATTTTCCGTGGTTTGGTATGCCTGTTACACAGTGAAAAGTACCTTTCATAATTTTATAAATTCTATCTAAGTTTGGAAATCCTATATTCATAGGTTTGACGTAATTGCCATTGTATAAATCTAAGACACTGCCTTGATAATCATATGCACGGTAAATACCTTCAATTGGGTAAGGTACTTTATCATCAATTATTTTTTTTAATCTGTCTGGACCATGTTTCAACAAAACCTCATTAGCATCCTTGCAGTCATTTGGTTTTTCAATATACCAACATATATCTTTGCCAAATCTATGTAACAGTTCATCATGTAAATTCTGTCCTGCTGAATCACCGTCAGTAAAAAGAATTATTTGATTTGCTTCTATTGGACATTCTTCAAGCACTTTGAATCGTTTATCATCTTCACTAAAATTTGTTTGACTTGGAGCCCCATCTGGTAAAGTCGTAACGTTTTCAAAACCTACTTCTTTAAGTGCCAAGCAATCTAATTCGCCTTCTACAAAAATAACGCATTCTTGATTTTTAACATTTTCATAATTGTATAAAAGTTTTTTACCACCTTTGGTTTGTGAAAATCTTTTTTCTTTATTTGACCTGTACTTAATATTTTTTATTTCATTGTTTGTGTCAAAATATGGAAAAGCAATTTGTCCATTTTGCGTCTGATAAATTTTAAAAAAATCAACGGTTTCTTTTGATATACCTCTTTCAGCAAAAAATTTATACATTTCACTGGTAAAGTTTTGTTTATCACCAAAAATAGGTTGTACATCTTTTTTGATACTTTTCATTTCTATTTTTTCAGTGAAAGGAAAACCACCTTTATAGCCACAGTGATGACAATTCCATAAGAACATACCATCTTGGAAAGATATTGAAACGGGATTGTCTCTTGGATCATGTGGTGGCTGACATTCTGGACATTTGGTTTTTTGATCTTCAAAACCCCTCTCCAAATTGAAACCTAAGTCTCGTATCATTTCTTCTGCTTTTTTCATCCTGCAATATTATTTTTTGTTTGTTTTTTCTTTGTCAGTGAATCTTCCCATCTTTCTTGATTAAGCCATGTTGAAGGGTGTGGGATATATTTTTCTTCTGTATTTTTTACACTTTCACTAAAAATAGGAACAGCTTTCAAAACTTTTAATTTTTTATCTTCATCTAAATTCATAAAAATTCTTTTAGCTTCTTTCTTTGAAACTTTACGTGGATACTTTTTCCAAAATAATTCAAACCATTTATTATCTGTAGCTTCATAAATAATTTGTCTTTTATCTTTGTATATATATTTTCTTAGTTCAGAAGAATGATTAATTGGAGGGTATATATCTTTTGTATCATCTTTAGTATTACTGGTCGTCTGTGTCCTAGGGGGGTGGTCTTGGGTGTCCATACTATCTATATTTAAATAATATCTATTAGATTTACCCTCTACATTTTCTATTTCAATGTAGTTATTTTCTTTAAGCCATAATAAACACCTTCTTACTTGTCTATCGGAAATGCCACATAACTTTCCTAAATGCTTTTCACTAGGGAAACAAGAATTTTTTTCATCTGCATAGTTTGATAATATGAATAGGACTAATTTTGTGGTTGGAGTGTTGCAGTTCTTTTGTATTGCCCAAGATAATCCTTTTATACTCATGTTTCACATTATGTACCAAGTATAAAAATATTACAAATTTTCGTATTCGTAGAAATCATTTGGTGTTACTTCACCTTTCGTCAGGTGTTTTATCATCTTCATTTCATCTTTTCGTGGTATGCGGTTGCCACTTGACCACTTTGCTATGGCACTACGGGAAACCTTATATCCTGACATTTCAGCTGTATTTTGAAATCTATTTTGTGATAAACCTTCTTTCTGTAACCAAACGTTAAATTTCATATAAGCATCATATCACGGTTGTGGAATGACACAAAATGTGAAATAATTGTGCTTTGTTGAGAATTGAAATATGAAAAATAATCCTTTTGAAAAATATGGTGTAGATTACCTCTCACCATCTAGTATTAACAAATTCAGAAAAGACCCTGCCAAATGGTTAGTCAATATTTCTGGATACAAAGATGCTATTTATTCCCCTGCAATTAGTTTTGGTATTGCCGTAGAAACAGGCATTGCTCATGGTTGTATGACTTCTGCGCCTATCTATGAATGCACCAATTCAGCATTGAGAGAATACGATAGGATTTATGAAAAGATGATTGCTGATAATTACCAAGACTATGATTATGACAAATGCAGATTGAAACAAATGCAGTTAGGTCCAGTCCTTGAGAAGATAATACCTCTTTACAGAAAACACGGTAAACCAGTTTCAGTTCAAGAGAGGGTTGAACTACACGTAGATTTACCTATTCCTATAATTGGTTACATTGACT